CTTTTAAATTATGTGCTTCATCATGAAAAACCCTTATATTTTTTTGTAGATCTAAGTTTAAATTTTGGAAATCCTCGGAAATTTCCATCACATCAGAAATTCTTATTTTATTGCTACAAATAAAAATTATTTTGAAATTGTTTTCTCTTTTTAATAATTTCCAAGCAGCATTAATATCCTTACAGTGTGTGGCGTTACCACCCAAGTCATTCTTTTTTGATGATATAATCATTATTTTATCATTTAATTTAATGTGAGGATACCTATTATCTAATTCTTTATACAAACGTTCTAACCATTGTTCATTTGCTTCTAGCGTGTTTCTTGTAATACATATGGATATAGTATTTTCTTCTGATAAACCATTGATTATTTGTAAATTACAAAACCCAGTTTTTAAAGCTTGTGCATGTTTATAGACACCTCTAATTTTTTTAATACAGTATCTATAAATATTCTTCTTATCTTGTCTAGTAAAATTTTCAAGATACTTGGAATATTCTGGGTTTTCTAATATTTCATGTATATATGCTTTTGCTTCAATTTTTCTTGTACGTTTTGTTAGACGTTGTCTTTTTAAATGTGGATATTTTTCATTTATAGCTTTCAATAAATTACTAATTGGGTTATCCAAATATTGTTTAAAATCTTTTTCAATATCAGAATTAATTTTTTTTAAAACATTTATAAAATTCCTAACCAATTCATTATGATTATCTTCTTCCGTTTCATGTCTTTGAATATCATTTTCAACGGGCATTTGATACAAGACAATATTTTCACACTCTTCTATTGTGTTATGTAAACTCATTATGTTAATTATTCTGTACAGATACTTTTAAATAGTTTGTACAGAATATATATCAATTTTTTTTAAATTTAAAAAATGTAAAAATATACATAATATTTTATTGATTATTATAAAATGTCAGAAAACATAATACATCAAATTACTTTAGATTGTTTGGTAAATAAAGAAGTTTATGAAAAAATGCAGCATTTAAAAAGAGAAAAAAATGTAAATAGAAAAGACAAAAAATTTTATAGAAAAAGAATATTGAATTTAACGCGTGAACTGCTTTTAAAAAAAGACGATGATTATAGTGAAATAAACCCTGACATAAAGTTTGCTTTTGATAATTATGTTAAAACGTGTATACAATATTTTAAAATAATAGACAACAATGATATTATACAAGAGGAATACAAAGATTTTAATCTAGAATTAGAAAATCATTGTGATTTGAATATGAATGGACCTAATTATGATAAAGAACAAGACAAGCTATTCATGCGTTCAATAAAGATGCCGAATTATTTAGAACAATTTGTTAAAATAACGATGACTAAGAAACCTGAAGAAATCATACTACCAAAAATAAAAGAAATAGACTTACAAGAGCCGAATTTAAGAAATAAAGGAATTCAAAAAAAAGAAAATATCATTATAAAATAAGATGCCAATAAAAAGATATAACAACAATAAAACCAGAAAACTGAAAAAAAATAACAAACTGTCAAATAAAAAAAAATTTCAAAGAGGTCGGGGGGATATGCATAGTCATAAATTAAAACCACGGTCAATAAAATTGAATAAAGTGAATTGTAGTCCAAAAGATAAAAAAGAAATTAAAAATTATACTTGCTATACAGACAAAGCATTGTTTAAATTGAGAGAAAGATGGAATTTACGCCATCCAGACGTGAAAATATTGACAAATGATCCAAAAGAAATTCATAAATTATTAGCAAATTATCTAAGAAATGTTTGTAATAAAGAATCATGTTGGTTAAAACAAAAAGAAGAATTTGGCCAACTTGACGAAAACTTCAAAGATTCTTTTGCACCTGAGTCACCATCAGAATGGAAAAAAAACCCCAACGAATGGTTAACAAGTTTAGATATAATGAGAGTCATGAATCAATATGAGAAAGCCTACAAATGTTTTGATTTTATAGGACCATCCCCAATAGATTTTGATAAAAAAAAACTTTACGGAGAATGTGTATGGGAAGAATTATGTAATTTTAATTTAGAAGACCAAATTAAAAAGGGGAAAACAAAAATAGGCATTATTTTCAATACTGACCCACACAATAAACCAGGAGAACATTGGATTTCTATGTTTATTAATATTAAAAAAGCCACTATTTTTTTCTTTGATAGTGTAGGTAACACAGCACCAATACAAATTAAAAAATTTGTAGAAAAAATTAAAAATCAAGGAAAACAGTTAAATCGCAAAATTAATTTTAAATATGATGAAAATCATCCTGTAGAACATCAGCGTGGAAACACAGAATGTGGAGTGTATAGTATTTATTTTATCGTTCATATGTTGGAAGATAAATTTGTGGAAGAATATCTAAAAAAACACATACTAGAAGATAAATACATGGAAAAATTTAGAAATATTTATTTTAATGATAAGTTGTAATAATGATTATATAATAATTATTTTATAATTAAAATATTAATTAAAGTTATCAGTACAAATATAAAATATACGCATGTCAATAAATAAATTTTTTGAAAAAGAAAATATCCAAATGTTGTGGGAAGTCTTGATAGATGAACCCTTAATAAAGCAATTATGTAATAGTGAAATAAAACAAAATGAACTGATTCGTATTTTTGAATCAAATATTGGAGAATTTTTTGTAAAAGAAAAAAACACTTGCAACAACTTGATTGAAATGAATAAAAAATATATTCTATTGATAATTAATTTTGTAATGAAATTAAATAATTCTTCCAGTGCAAATAATGTACAAGATTCTTCAATGGCAAATCAATACAAAAAAATAAAAATCCACCCAGAAGAACCAGTCAAACAATTAATTACATTTGAAGATATTCAAAATGACAGGGTATCGCTTTTTGAAAAAGAATTAAATAAAAAACAAGAAGAATTTACAAATGCAATGAGTATACCTACACCACCTGTCCCAAATTTTAGCGATACATTAGATCAACCTTTAAGTGAAATTGAGTTAGAAATAAAAAGAATTCAAGAGCAACGTAATTATGATATTGAAATGATAAATAATACAAATAAAAACAATAATAACTCTATTGATGAAAATTGGTTGAAACCACTGGAAACTTCCATTAAAAATGAAAAGTTGATGAAAATTAATAGTATTATTAACTCAGGTAATAACACGAAACATATAAGTTGGGAAGATGAACAACAACAATATCAACAATATCAAAAAGAAGAAACAAACATTTTTAATAAATTAAAAAAAATAACAAACAATGATATGGATTTTGAGAGCAACAATAATCATCAATTACAAATTGACGAAATTAAGAAAGAAATGTTCGCTTTAAATCAAAAAATGGATCTAATTTTACAAAAATTAGATACTTAAAACAAATAATTAAAATTGAAATATTTATTTATAAAATAAGAAATATTATATAAATAAATCAGCAAGCTATACAATAATATATAATGAACTATATAACAATTTTCATCCTATTTTTATACATATTAATGATAAATTCAGAAAATTCATATAATTTAAGGTTTAGAAATACACTGTTACGTATATATATTTCTAGTGACAAAAAAAAGGTTGTTAATGAATATTCAAATAAAATAGCAATCAAAACAAAAACTAAGGCAACTGATTGTTATAATAAAGTATTAACAAAATACTACAATGTTAATTTGTTCTATAATACTTTAACTGAGGAAGAAAAAGCAATTATTGATGCAATTATCTCACTTTGTTACTAATTCGGCGAATCTATTAAGTTACCAATTGTTTGAAAACCTGTTCATTTTTATCGTTGATTTCTAGCGTGCCAATTTGAACGGGTATTATTTCTGTGTTTTCTAACGCATCTAAATAGCTATTTTTATCATAGATATTCAATTTCTTTGGACTAATTCTTCTGTATACGTATTCTATTCCGTTCAAAGTAATTGGTTTACCCTCCCATTCTATTTGTTTTTTATTCGCTCTCACTGTTAAATCACTTTGTTGGTTTGAATAATCTGGTACATAAGAAAATTTATTATTTTTAGGATCACCGAAATTCATGCATTTGCCATTTGAATAAATAAAACAATCAAATGCTGATTCTTTTATAGCATCTGTTAACTGCATACTCAAATTGGCTTTAATTTCAGATATTTCAAATAATAATTGATCTGTTGTTATTGGAACCTTTGGTTCGCCCTTGGATAAATCTTTTCTTTTCAACTCAATCGCATCATCGGATTTTAATTGTTCTGGTGATAATACCATTAAATAAACAAATACTTCTACTGTTTGTAGTGCACGAGGTAAGTTTTTATGACTGCATATACGACGCGCGCGTCCAATTACTTGTTCCGTTCTAACGGGATGCCAATATGGTTCCATGATATGGACATATCTTGTATTTCTAAGATTAATGCCTTCTGAACCCGATGATGTGATCATAAGTACTTTAATAATTTCTCCCATGTTATTGTTATTTGCGATTTTTCTCAACTCTGTGGCTAAATTTGTTGGAATATAATCCCACTCACCGTTATAAATACGACGGGTTATCTCTTTTTCTTCAACTGTTTCTGTTCCTGTGTATAAAGCATAGGTTGGCTTACCTAAATCCACTTCAGGAATATCTATTTCCCAAATATCAGAAGCATTCTTTTTAATTTTAAAGCGAGCAAACCCATTTTTTTCCAAAACTAAACTGAAGAGACCAATCCCTTCAAGTGTTCTAAATTGACTGTAAACCAAATGTAAACCTAAATATTCAGGGTCTTTAATATTATCTAGAATATGTAAAAATTTCGGACTGAACCGCGCCAAAGCCTCTGGGGTTAAATAATCGTTTGAACGCTCTTTGATATTTTTAATAGTAGCATCAATTCTTTCTTTATAACTAATTCCACCCAACTTGTCCAAAATTTGATCGCCTTCTTCTTCACCTTCATTTTCATCATTGACATCTACATTGGCTTCTTCTTTGCGAGCATCTTTTAATAACTTTGTAATATCATTTTCAGGCTCGTTGGCTTTGTCGCCAGGTTCGCCTTTTTCACGGACCTCTTCAGCAACCTTGCTCTTTTTTGCCATTGGAAGAGGCCTATCATTCATAACAAAATTACAGTACAATCTAGAAAATATTCTGTAAGTTGACGTTGCTTCTTTGTATAATTCATCCAGTTTTTGTTGTGGTTTTTTAGAAGCTTTTTCTAATTTTCTCTCTTCTCTTCGTGCAGACTCATAAATTTTAAATTGAAAGTCACTCATGGGTATTTTAACAACATGATAATCAACACCTAATGTTTTGTTAAATGTTGGTAACAAACTCTCTTGGGCGCTCTTAAAATAAGAAGACAACCCAATAATACGGCGTTTCAATGCATCTACATTTTTCAATTTTTTTGTTACACTGTCAATATATTGATTTTCAAACAAATCAAAATCATCTGGAAGGGCTTTTTGATTTCTTATTTTGATACCATCTGATATAACATCAACATCGTTTCTTTTCAATATAGTTATGATTTTTCTTTCAAAATCGTCGTCGCTTATAAAATCACTATCAAAAATATTAGTGCCCGAATCATCGCGTTTAACATTGGAAACACCTTTATAACCGGTTGTCTCTTTAATTTTATTTTTGAATCCAAAAGGATTACGAGTGATCGTAAGAATTTTACTAGAAGGAGAATAATCCAAGTAATCAAGTGATTTCTCTCCTAATAGCATTTCTTGAAGTGAATTGCGGTCTATTTTTTTGGTTGTTTTAACATTCAATGGGAAATTCCAGGTTTTGATATATCCGCGCAATATATTGAAAAGTATTCCAAATTCATTCGGATAATTGATAATGGGCGTACCTGTCAATAAAACAATACGCGCATTCTTTGCGCTCATTAAGTATTCGTATAATTTGACTGCAAGAAATTTTGGAGAATATTCTTTTTCTCCTCTTTCATTTTCTGGAATAACCTTTTCTTTTTTAATTTTATTGACAATTCTACTAATTAAATTATGGGCTTCATCAATAATAATAACAGAATTATCAAAAAGATTCTTAGTAAATCCCAATGTAAGCTCTTCTAATCTTTTCAGACGTAGACCATTGTAATTAATAAATGTATACTTGTTACGAATCATTTCATTCAATTGATCGTCTAATGATTTTTTCTCTATAGATGTCAAGTCCTCATAATTAGAAGGTTTACTAATATTGACAAACCATGCACCCTTTTGTCTTGTAATATATTCTTGTGACAAATTCAAAACCGCGGACAATGTTGTAAGGGCTTCAGGATTTGTTTTTAATGAGATGAACTCCCAGTACTGATTCTTCTTATATAAAGAATCGCCGCAGTGTTTTAACTCCTCCATATAATTGGTTCTTAAAGAGGCGGGCAACATAATAATAATTTTTTTTGTATCCTTCATGCCCTCTGCAATTGCAATACTACTGCAAGTTTTTCCAGTACCTAAACCAAAGTATAGTAATAATCCACGGTAGGGCGTGAACATATTCAAGTAATCCCTAACAATTTTTTGATGTGTCATCAGTGAAAATGCTTTATCATCTGCATTACTATTACCAATTGTATCACAAGAAATATTTGCATTCATATTTTCCAATTCTTTTTTATATGGTTCAAACAAAGAGTTGATAAAATTTACAAAAATTTCTCGGTTGTTCATGTAATAACTATCAACCTTGATTACAACAGGAGGTTCTTTCTTGGCCAATCTTTGAGACAAAGGAGTATCACCAATTTCTACGACATTTTCAGGACCTAGTACAGCAATACCTTTTTCCACTTTTTTTGTTGTGCGGCCTCTCTTGGCTGGTGCCTTTTTTTCAGTCAATGCGATCTCTTCGCCTTGTGGAAGTTCTTCCGCGACGATTTCAAATGCGGCATCTCGTGCTTCTTTTTCAGGTTTCTCGGCATTTTCAATTTCTTCATCACCTTCAATAATAAGCAGTGGTTTTTTCACCATTTTCTTAGCCCTTTTTTTAGGAGGTTGTTCTGCCGGTAAAGGTGTTGGTATTGGTTCGTTTTGTTTGGTTGCTTCAACCGCTTCCATAATAGGTTTGACTTTGACTCGCGTCTTTTTATTTTCGGCTAATTTCAATAAAAAAGCATTGCGATCATAATCTTTATTTGTTTCATCTATCACAATCATTTTTGCTACTGTTTTTGGTTCAACATCTTCTAGTTCCATAGCTTCGTTTATTTTGCTTTCTTCTTTTAATTTAGTCTCTCTTTTAACAGCGACTACGACAGGTTTCATTTCATTGATTATAGGTTTAGCCATTAATTTTTCTTTTAATTTTTCTAAAGGATTCATTTGTTATTTGCTTATATAATTTAGATAGAATAAAATTAAGCTTTTACTTTTATTCTTCACCAAATTGAGTTATTTCAGTTAATTCATTAATATCAATATTTCCATTGTTTTCTTCAATAATTTTAATTGCTTCATTACAAGCAATTTGTTCGGCCTTTCGTTTGATTTTATGTTGACCTTCGCCCATGAATAAAAATATCTTGTTATTTTCAGCAACATAATCGTGGATAGTTTTAAATGTTTTAAAGTAAGAAATGTGAACTGAATCGTGGTGACTAACACTATGAATTGGTTGACCTAGACATAAATATACGCCCATTTTATATCCAAGTTCGGCGTCATGTTCAATTTCTAAATAATGTGGCGTCACCTTGAATTCTTTCTGGATTTTGACTTGCAAAATATTTTTATAATTGTCGTCATTAGTAATAAGTGAAATCCAATCAATGTGTTTCTCAAAAATGTTTTCAACGAATTTTTGTGCCATTTGGAAACCCGGTCCCGTAACAAACATAGATTGAAACCAACCGTCGCTGTCGGTAACCTTGATTTTATTAAAATCTAAAAACAATGCACCTAAAAAAGACTCAAAAAGACAACCTAGTTTTTTCAGATTCGTGCGGATTTTCTTTTCCTCTGCATGTTTGGATATGATCAACCATTTGTGTAGTCCCATTTCAAGCGCTATTTTACCTATTGCTTCATTTTTTACTATAGCAATTTTCTTTTCCGTCATAAACCCTTCATTTTCTTTTGGAAAGCGTCTATACAAATAATATTTAGTCACCAATTCTAAAATACCGTCACCTAAAAACTCAAGGCGTTCGTTGGATTTACTGCTTAATGGCATACAATCTGGTGGTCTATCTACAATAGTGATATTTTGTGCAATGTTTTCAAAATTAGGGCGTTTTGTGTAGGAACGATGGACAAATGCACGCTCATAAAGTGCAATATTGTTTACTGTTTGCGGTATTCCATATCTAGAAAGAATTCCTTGTACATCATTCAATGTAATCTTAATATTTAATGGGTTGAATGGATTAAATATTAAGCCCTCTTCGGTTTTAATTATGTCATCGTCGTGTGCTAATTTTGTTTCAGTCATTGTGTTGTATATACTTGTAGATAAGACTTTAAATGGTTTACTGTGTGTATTTTATTTTCTATTTAATCTTCTCGTTCTTTTTTTTATAAATTTCTTTATTTTTCTTGATTTATGTTTTTTGTTTATCATTTTATTTTTTCGCGATTTTCGTTTACTGAGTGTTTTATTTTTAAATGTTTTTCTTTTTCCTCCAGAACGTTGATTTAGAATACGTTTTTCATCACCTCTAAATTTAAATAGTGCGCGCTGTGTATTTCCCTCGGTT